GATTTACGGCGTTTTCTACATCTTCAAGAGTCAAATCATCTTTGAGTATCAGTCGGTTATGCCGAGCGTTTTGATCTGCGTTTAATCGTCGCGCTTCTTCACGCCGCGTGGCTTCCTCCTCAGCCTGCTCGTCGCGCAGAAGACGGTATTTCTTGGTTTCTAATTGTTTGAGGAAACGATCACGATCCTTAACATCAAGCCATCTGAAGTTGTCTGGATTCTCCATCTGCGTCAGCAGCTCCTCCACCTGATCCGCAGTCCGCGCCATCAGGTTCCGCGTATTCACAGCGTGTACGGCTATATCACTGCGCATGGTCTCTTTTGCGGTTTGCGCTGCTGTAAACTGTATAACGCCGGTATTCGCTGCATTGTCCTGTAACAGCGTGATTGCGTTCATATTCTCGATGACAGCAAGAGGCAGTGTGGCTTCATCACCATCCCAGTTCACCGGCAAGGCATTGGCTGCGCGTTGCGTATAGTCCTCTGTGTCTCTTGCAACATTTGCCGCTGCTGCATTCGTCAGGCGACCAGCGTAGTAGGTGCTAAGTTTGCTGCGTGCATCAGACAGGTATCCAACATAATTGGATCGCACCTGCATTTTGGTCAGTGGATCAAAAACGCCCGTGCCGACCGTTTTGCCAAGAGCCGATACCTGATCATCAAACCAGCCGAGGATACCGCCTTTCTCCATGTAGTCGGGATCGTGGACAGGTCGCTGCTGCGCCTCAATGAACATGTCATCAACCTGGGCTTCGTACTTTGATTTCTCAGCCGCGATCACGCCGCTTCTATGAAGCGAATACGCAACCTGGCCCCATTTCGCAGCTTCAGTGCCTAATCTCTCATACCCCGCAGCCGCAGCTTGTTGCGGTGCGGACAGATTAGCGGGAGCCTTGACCGTCATCTGCTGACCAGGAACACCCACCACCCGCTTGGCCGTTGCTTTATATTTTGGAACCAGCATTCGCTAGACTTTCCCGAAGATCGACGCGGCTTTACTCGCGCCACCGAGCAGACTCTGTGTAGCCTGTACCCGAAGCGCCTGAGCGCGGGATGAGGCAGAGAGCTTTTCAAGATTGCCCCGCAGGCGGTCCTGCACGGCTGCTTCACGCTGCGCATCTGCATTCACGCGCATCGCGTAGTCATTACGCTGCTGCTGTTTCTCAAATTCGTCTGCATTGTAAGCGAGCTGCAATGCGGGAGTGCCTTCAAGCATCCACCCGTTGTGAGACAACGCCATCTCTGTCCCTGCCTGCAGGTCTGCAAATTCCCGCGCATCATCCAGACGATCAAGCAGGTTGACCTGTCCGATCTCACGCGCCTGCTGCTCTTTAATCTGCGCATCACGCTCGGCAAGCGTCTGGTTGTAGGTGCCAACCTGCTCTTCGGTTTTTGCAGCCTGACGATATGACCTGGACGCCATGACGCCGCCAGCAATCGAAGCCGCTGCAGCAATGCCTGCCAGGACAAGTTTAATTGCCATCTAATACCTTCGCGTATCTGAAATAATCATCGCCCTCGATGCCAAAACGGCGCATCAGGCCTTCCTGCTCAAACCCCAGCCACTCGGCCAGGCGAATTGCTTTTTCAAACTTGTGATGGATGTTCGCCTGCGCTCGGTAAATCCCGCGCTGACACATCACATCGTCAAACATTGTGCGTATCTGTCGAGCGACCTTGACCTGATGCCGCCCGACATCATCCGCAGAAATCATCCAGGCCTCGGCAACGCCCTGCCACAACGGGACGAGACCGGCGCTTGCGACAATCCTGCCATCAACCTCAGCCGACCAGCTCATGCCCTGTACACGCATCTGAGCCATATGGTGATAAAACCCTGGCACGGGCTCTTCGCCCATCTCCTCGCGAGCATGGGCAACTTCAAACTGTTTCAGGTTCAACGATCGAACGTCTGCAGCCTTGGATAGACGCCGATGATCGTCATCGGCAGCGCCTGGTTCTGGGCTATGTAAATCTGACCCTCATGTCCGTAGCCGCCGTCGAACTCGATGTCCTTGTCGCCAGTGAACAGCGGAACCGCCGTATCCATCGCCATCGATGAATCGCGAAACGGTACGCGGTCATTGACTGTGGCGCTTTCACCAACAAGCAGGCCGACTGTGCGGTAGAGCCTGACCGTCACATCCGAGATGCGCTTCGTCTTGCCCTGGCTGGTTCCTTCCTGTGACCCCGCATCAACCTGCAGCGTCTTGACGTGCGATGTGAACGGCAGGCCGACATGTGCCTTTGTCGTCGTCCGCTCCAGCACGATCTGAGACGGGTCCGCAGCAGGATGCCTGGTCGGATGTGTCGCGCCGTTTGCCAGCACCTCGACATCGAAGCCACGAAGATGCTCTGTTCCTGTCAACGTACTGGCAGCACTGCCGGAATACGTCAGGCCGCTATCGACAAAAAAGCAGTCTGCAACATCGGTGCCGAAATCAAACGACTTGAACCGCTCAACATATCTCTTGGTCGCGGTCGTCCTGGTTGATGCATAGACCGTCATGGTGCCTGTACCCGCATCACTGAAGGTAATCTTCTTGGCGGCTGTATCTGATGTTGCTCCAGCACTGTCGATGAATATTGAAAAAACGTCGGTCGAGACGTTCCGAGCAAAGTAAACGGTTTCGCCATCGGCCTTGAAGATATTGGTGTCATCTCCAGCCTGCGCGCCCGTAGGCACGACGCCATTCGTGTCGAACGTAATCGCGGTGCCTGTGCTGAGACCGTGGTTGACCGATGTGATCCGATTGTTGGCTGTGTCTGCAGCAGCGCTGAGCAGAAGCGGCACATCGACTGTCCGCGCCACAATCACCCAGAGCTCATCCTCTGATGAGGTGCCAGGGATGCTCGCGATCGACTCGACATGACCGTAGGTATAGTCGGTTCCAGACTTCGTAAACTTTCCTGCAATCTTGTGCCGGTGCCAGGCAACGACATCCTCGTCGCGTCTGTAGGTCATCGCTGCCAGGACACCATCATCACGAACGCACCAGAGAATGCTGTCGGGCTCTTTCATATAAGCCATCTCAACAATGCCATTCTCGGTGACATGCTCTGACAGGATCGTCAGGTCGGGTGCTTTATAAGAGTCACTGTCGAAGTCGAAGACCAGCTCCTGAATCTTCCTGCCGTTCCGGTGCAGGAACAGCGTGACGTTTGCTACTGTCTCAGGCCTTACATCTGCCGAGCCATAACTGCATTGCCTTTTGATCTGTGCGTTCGTCGGCGTCAGCGGTTGATCCGTACCCGACGCCCTCACCGCGAACTCACCGCCGACCGTGCCGACGAGCAGTGATCTGCTGGCAGACAGATAACGGATAGCATTCACCTGGTTAGAGGCGATCGTGTACGTCAGCGCATTTGTGTCTTTGACCGAGCCATCAACCTCAGCGCCTGTAAAGTTTTCATAATCTCCTGACGAGCTGAACCAGAGCGTCTGCGGATAATCTGTCGAGCCAGCAAAGACCAGCCGTTCCTCGTAGAACGAAACCGCTCCAGGGAAGCCTGTCGTCTCCGACCAGTACCCTAGCGCCCAGTCTGTTGTCGCACCCAGCGTTCCGACAATCGTCACCGTATCCCCAGCAGCTTCGTCTGCCAGATCGTCGGCAGGTTTAAGCAGCATCGTGTCGTCAGTGACCTGGACGATTTTGACGGTCTTGTTGTTCGAGGTGCTGCCGGTGATCGTCACAACCATATTGGCGGTGAAGCCTTCGTCTATAAAGTTCCGGCCCGTGTCCTGCAGGCGGTCATTGTGTTCGAGGCCTGTCGCGTCAGGATCGCCCTCATGGAATGAAATCGTCGTTGCCGTATAGGTCGGCAAAATTTCAGCAGTGCCGTCCGGCATCGTTCCAGCCGTGCAGACCGCCGTGGTTGCGTTTGTCACTGACGTGATCTTCAGAAAGCCGTTGAAGATTTTGATCAGCCGCCCGACATCTGTTGAGACGAACGTGTCAGTGCTGGCAGTGACTGTGACGCTTGAGCCGCTGCGAGCATTTGGCGAGAACGTCGTTGCTGTGACGTTGTCGTCCAGAAACGGCCCATTGATAAAATCAACCTCTGTCAGCGTCCACGCCGTGTGATCTGTCCTGGTCAGCTTTCGTGTGCTGACGCTCGGATGGCAGATGTACATCACGTCTGCGCTCTGAGCGAATTTTAACGCTCGAAGCTGCGCGGTCGTGTAAGGCGTAGCAATTTCATAGACGACGTTGGCAACACCGCCGCTGGAATATGTCGAATAATCGCGGGAATCGATTCCAGCAAGCTCGAACGTGTTCGTCGTTTTGTTCGCAATCTTGAACGTCCGGTCATTCACCTGCGTCATTCCGGCGACCGAGCTGATGACGACATGCTCATCGTTGTCATATCCGTGTGAGCTCGCTGTGACGACAGCCGGATTGGCCTTTGTGATTGCAGTAATCGTCTTGTTGCCCTCAACGACTCGACCGCCGTCCTTATAGACGCGCATATACAGGTTGCCGAACTCAAGGACGTAGGCCTGGGTGGTCGAGAACTCGAAGGGTATCAGGCGCGTAACGGCAGAACTGTCCTTTACCTCACCGATATACTCGGTGCCTGGCCGTCGCGTCAGACCGCCGTGGGGGTGGACGATAAAGTTCTCGATCTCCTCCGCAGCAGAGCCGTATTTCGCCAGGTCGGTGCGACCATGAAGACGGGGAGAGAACTCACCAGCCGTAAAGGCAGTGAATGCAGGAGACGCCTGCGCCATTGATCAGAACCGCGCCTCGATAAATGTATCGGCGATAATCGGATCGGGGTACCCCTCCTGGGCGTCCGCGAACCGCGCTTCCTTGAGCTTGATCTCGTACATCGCGAACATGTTCGTCGCCAATGTCGATGATCCGACGAGCGGGTATGCAATGTCTGATGCCAGGCGCGCTGCCAGGGCTTCGATCAGCAGAAAGTCGTACATATTCGGGTCTTCATCCCGCGCCACATATTGAATGTAGACCGTACCCTCATCCGTCAGCAGATAGCGATTGCCCTCGACCTTGAACTCGATGTCACGCCGCTCATCATCGCCATCGTCTGAAACGGTCAGAACGCGAAGGCAATAGGGATCGGATGGCAACGCATAGCGGTAAGCAAATTTATAGACTGGCGCGGTCGCATCCTGGCCGAGCTTGACCCTGCGGATCAGGCAGTTCCAGGGATGAGCGCGAAACACGGCATCGCGGATGAACGTGTAGCGTTGATTGCAGACACGCGCGGCCTTCGAGTCCTCGGTCAGCGACGTGATGATACTCGCGCCGACCATGTTCAGGGCGCTGTTCACGATGTCCACATTACTGGTCATGCAGAATCCTTAAAAAAAGGGGGAGGAGCCGGAGCTCCCCCCCAGATCGTCAGTCGAGGATGTAGGTGATCAGCCAGGAGAGGTCTCCCGCTGTGTCACCCGCAGCATCGAATTTAAGGCCGATGAGGTAATAGCCACCAGGATCGGTGGAATCGCCTGCATCCTCAAAGACACGCTGGCCCATGAGATTGACGTTGCGTGCCTCGAACGCGACTTCTGTGCCGGTGGTCACTGCACCCCGAAGGTCAGTGATCGCGCTGGCATAGCAATCATCGTCTTTGGCAGTCACATCGCCATCAGCCGTGTAAAGGCCGACATCGCAAGTGTTGGTCGTTCCCGAATCCAGATCGTCGTTGTAGAGCTTGATGCTCACGACGGCTGCATTCGTCGGAACCTGAGCCAACATAACGGTGTCAGTGGCCGACAAGTCGCCAGCGGCAAGAGCGATCGTGCCGCAGGCCACGCGCATTGAACCACCAAGTTGATAAGTAGGATTATGAACTGGTGGACTCGCCAAGAAATTCGTGACGAGATCAGTATTGACGTTAGCCATCTGTCATTCCTTTCCTGTCTACTCGTTGCACGCGATTTCGACGACTTTCTCTTCTTCCATCCGAGTCGCTCCGATGCTCATCGCAGCATAGACCTGGGTGGAATATGACTTATCAGCACGCTCGTCGATGCGCGCAGACATGTCTTTGCCAACGGCCAATGTGATGCCGTCCTCTGCCCAGGCAATGACCTGGCGGGAGGGGGTGGAATCAGTGTTAAGCCGATTGGTTACAATAAACTCAAATCCAACGTAGGAATTGATCTCACCAGTGGCGAGAGCTTTCACCGTGTTGAAGTCTGAGCTCGTTACTGTCGTGTTATTGAGCAGGTCTTCAATCTGCTCAGGACTGACTGCAATCCAGCGCTTGATGCTTGGATCAACATCGTTGGCATCCAAGATTTTCTTTGCGCTGATGAGCTTAGCAATCGTAAGCCCTGCAGAGCCGTGAGCAATCTTCTGACCCGCAGGAAGCGAGGTTGAGGTGCCACCTGATGCACCCGTGTTCGCTGTCCCTAACGCAGCGGTGATGATGACATCATCCATCGCCCTGCCCAAACCAGCGGCTGCTGCCTGGGCATAGGTGGACGTGGGGTCTGCCAGCATCCTCACCTTGTCTTGATCATCGATCAGATCGGCCCACTCATAGTCTGTCAGCGCGACTTGCCGACGTGAGTGAGGCGTTGTGACTAATGGCGTATCTGCGTGACGCGATGTGCGTTGTATCGCGGCAGCAGAACCAACCTGATCAAAAAACGCTTTTTCGCCCGTCACCGATTCTACGCGCACGGCCTTACGCATCAGCGAACCACGCTGCTGCGCTAACAAGGCTACGTTTGCAGAGAATTGATTGACGAACGCAGTAGTGATCTGCGTACTCATTGAGGTCTCCAAGAACGAGAGTTCTCAGAGGGCTATCCGCACTATTGCGGACCATCCTGTCGGTTAGGCCGACTACTCCGCTGTCTTTCCAGCAGTCAGCAGGACGCTAATGCGCTACCCTGACTTTTTTGGCCTGCCCCTGGTTCGCGTCTTCGGGACCGGCACTTCTTCCGGCTGTCCCACATCCGCCACCCAGGACCACAGCTCCTCGCAATACGCCATCGGGTTCTTGATTGTGTTCACCGATGCAGAATGCAAGGCCGTCTCTAAAACCTTTCCACGAAGCTGCATGATCTGCAGCTCACTGTCGCTATAGCTCTTCGTCGCCATGAACGAACTCCCTTAATCTGAGGGCATCAGCGACTGCTGCCGAATGCCCTGGATGATTGCGATCCCAGTACGGACCACCAGGCGCTTCAATCTTTGCGAGCTCACGCTGCGCGTCATCAGGCGTGATCGAGCCGTCAGACTTGGGTGCTTTGATCGAGTCTTCACCGAGCCTGCTGCGCATCATGTCTCCGATGTTTGCAAACGTCCGCACCAGGTCAGGGTGTGATCCCAGCGGCCTGCCATCACTCAATGTCAGTTCGAGAAGACCATCGCCGCCATGCTCCTGCAGAACGGCCTTTGCAATATTCACCTTGTTATCGAACGCTTTCCCATACTCCCGCTGCAGCTCGCGAATACCTTCCTGCTCACGAGCCTCGGCCTCGATCGCAGCATCATCCGGCGACTGCTCAGCCTGACCCGCCATGACGTTGTATTCATCGGCGAGCGTCTGAGCCTGCTTGGGTGTCAATCCAACTTTGTGAGCCGTGTTCTGAAACCAGCCAATGAGCTCTGGATTTGCGGCCATCCCGTCAGGGACGTTGTTCATCTCCAGTTCATAACCTTCCGGCGCATCAGGGCGACCGAGCTTGGTGTAGACCTGGTCCCATTCCTCATCGGTGCCGTGATTGCCTGGGATGGCAATCTTGTCAGCGCCGACCATGCGCTGAGCGTTAACGTAACTCTTCGCCATCGTCTCAACGTCTGGGATGTGTGCGATCGACGGATCGCGCTGCAATTCCTCAGACAGTCCGGCCTTCCAATCTGCTGGTGCAGACTCGCCAGACCCCTCGGGGGCTACCTCTTGAGCTCCTGCTACATCACTCACGATCTACTCCTCTGTTTGTGTGGGTCTTTCTCTGTGATCGTCATCTCTCAGCATCGACATGATCCACAGGACGACATGGCGCTGGCCTTCGAGAAAATATGTCTCGTTGGGTTTGTCGCTCCATGTTGTCTGCAGAAAATTGCACCTGGCCTGCAGGTCTTTAAGCACACGCTTTCCATCGGGCGTGCTGAATACCAGGCGATAAGCTGCTTTCAGATTCTCAATCTCCTGCGGTGTCATTGCTGTGCCATGCCGCCGACCGCTTTCAATGCCGGTGCTGCCGCACCTGCCGCATCAGCGACCTGGCTGGCCTGATCGAGCTGCGCCTGCTGGGCCTGCTGCTGGGCGCGTTCCTCACGCATCATCATTACTTCGCCTTCAGGACGCAGGACACTGGCAGGCACGCCGACCGTCTTGGTCACGAACTGCACCAGGCCGTCCATGTCGATGTAATCGAAGATCGAGGGATCGAGCTGAGCCAGCGGGTTCAGTATCTCGAACATCCGCATCGTTGAGTTGAGCTCACCCTGGCGCTGCGCTTTTGCCAGCGGTGAGACGTACTCGATATCGATGTTACCGTCCTGCAGATATTCCGGCGCCGGCTCGAAAATCTTCTGCTTGGCAAGCAGATTAAACGAACGGGTAATCAACGGCTGCAGCATCTCTGCCTGCAGTCTGCCGAGCACGGGGCCGAGCAGACGCATCTTCTCTTCGTTTCTGGCAATGACTTCTGTGGCCGTCATATTCGGGCTTTCCCGAAGCATTAACTGATCGACGAAGAACGCCTGGCGGATAGCCTCGCGTCTCTGATCCTCGATGTTCAGACCCAGCGGTGTGTTCGCGCCGGTCATCAGGGGTTCGATGCGGTCCCGTGTTCCCGATCGATAGAAATTCAGACCGCCTGGCGTCACCCTGACTGGCAGAACGAAACCGTCATCAGGGACGAGCAGGGGAGGATCAACCTGCTTCTGTGCAGATTTGATGGTCGTCTTTGACATCTCCTGCAGCATCTTGGTGTCGGGCAGGGCCGTCATCGCAGGCGACCGGCCATAACCCTGCTCAAACGATGCCTTCAGGAATCTGGGGCTGACGTATGGGAACTCATCAAAGCCTGACTCGGCGATGAGCCACTTGTTCTCAGGATCAACGTGGCAGGACATCCACGGCATGTTCATGTTGTCTTTAATGCCAGGGTCGCGCTCGTCTCTCGGCTGCACATAGTGCAGGAGCTCGATCATCTCGTAGGGATTATCCTTGATGCTTGCCTTTAACTTAGGCCCAACGTCATCGCCCCACATGGTCCGCGCATCCCTGCCGCTGATCTTGTACTTGCGCACGACAGTATCGACCCGACCGTGCTCATCCTCAGCGAGATAACATTCGGCGATATGCCTGGTTGAATAACGGAGCTGCGTAATGTCATCAGAATCGATAAACATGACAGCGGTGCCGAAGGCGACCAGGTCTGCGTAAAGTTCGTGAACCTGTTCCTGAAAGTTCGATCGGGCGAAAGCGTCGTACATGACTTTCTCGGCGCCTTCGAGCCACTCCTTAGCCATATCGTCGCCATCGAGCATCGGATCGGTAAACCTGAGAGAAAACCACGGCATCGATGCCGAGGTCAGCATGCCGTGCAGTGAAGCCGTCAGCAGCTCCGCAGCGTGGATCGCGGTGCCGTCGAATATCTTCTCTGTTCTCTTGTCGCCGTCCGTTCTCTTCCTGGTGATGTCCGCTTTGCGCGGCACCATGTAATCGGCAATCTCCTGCCAGTGATTTTCCCAGACGCTGCGCTGTGTCTTCAGCGTGGAGAACCTGTTCAGCAGGGTGACGACTTTATTTTTCTCGCGTTCGTTCCTGGCCATTTACCCGCCTAACAAAGTTTTTTTCTGTGTCTGTGCCGGTGTTGTCAGGCCAACCGCAGCCGTCTTGACAAATGGTCTGCGACCGCGCCGTCGAGAAACGCCTGGCGTCGTAGCTGTCCCAGGGTCTGCTCCTGAAACAGCGGGACGTGGTGAGACTGCCTGGACTGCAGGCCTGGCAGGCGTACTCGGTTGCGCTGGCTGGCTTGGCTGCGGTCCACCAGAGAGAGGAGAAACTGATGGAGCCGGTGTGCCCATCGGCGAGGGAGGGGAAGCCGATGGTGCTGAAGCAGACGCTGGCGCGGTCGCAGGTCTCGGCGCAGAGGAATCCTGGTTAATCGGGACGGCCTGGTATTCAACATTCGAGAAATACTTAAAGCCCTGCAGCGGATCATTGTCGCCCATGTGCCGTTGTCTCCGAAGATTGGCCTCGGCGACTGTCAAGCGTTCATCCCGATCGCCTTCCTGGGCCGCACGCAGGTAATACGGATCGCCCAGACGAGTTTCCTTCCACCTGTGACCTGGAGGAAGTCTCGATTCCGCAGGCGCGTGACGGAAATTACTTTCAGGCCCGATACCCATAATCTTGCTAAACGGCTGGACGACTGAAGGTGCTCTTTTACCCATGTTCAAAATCTGTCATCAGGAGCCGATCAATCCACGTTTTGAAACCGGCGCTGGCGACAGCAGACCCTGCGGCCCTGTCTTTCTTGTTTCTCTTCTGCCCTTACGCTTTGCAAGGTCGCGCTCTGTTTTGCGCCCCTCGGTCTCCGTATCAATGACTGATGCAGGCATAACGCGCACAGGCTGGGGTGTCGGTGTGGTATCCGGCGAAGTCACGACAGCCTGCCGCTGCTCATCACGCTCTGCAATAACTTCTGTCGGCGTCCTGTCATCCCTGTCACCGACAGCTCGCACGGGTGTTGTTGGGGGAGGGGGAGGTGGCGGCGGGGGAGCTGGTGAAGGTGATGATTTACCCATGTTCAATCCATCTGCATTCTGATTTCAAGATTCCGTATAGAGCGCCGTCTTCGTCGTCTGCGTAGAACTGCCTGATCATGCCTTCGAGCTTCCAGCCGAGGCCTTCAACGACACGGCGGCTTCTCTTATTGCTCGCGGCAATCACACATGAGATGCGTGTGACGCCGAGCTGCTCGAAGGGATAACGGAACAGCAACCGCACCCGCGATCGGGTAAGGACCGCAGGATCATCAGAGGCCGCGTGGTACTGCACATCGCGGCCACGAAACTCGTTAAAGGCACCGCCATAGACGATCGGACCACCACGCCGCCTGAAACCTATGCATCTGCATGGCTCCAGCGTCGGGCTGTATGGCAGGCGCTCCATGATCCAGTCTGCAATCTCGTGATCAAGCGGACCCATATACGGGTCATTCGTCTCATCGAGCAGCAGTTCAATGTCTTCAGTTTCACCGGAAATCACGCAAAGACCTGATATTCCATCTCGGCGTGTGCCTGTGGCGCCCGACCAGGGAACCTGGCGTCATCCTCAATACCGACGCACATGTACCTGAATGCATCCGCCGCATGAGACGACCAGTCGTGAACAGGCGTCATCCTGAAAGACCTGGTACGCTCGTTATACGCACGATGATAATGCCGTAGAGCTTCGAGGCCGTGCCCGCATGCGCGCCTGTCAAAATAAGTCTTCGGAATGGTTATTGCCGCAGCGTGGATACCATCTTCGATCGGTAGTTTTCGCACCACTCTAAAATTGATTCCGAGGTCGTATGCAGTTTCGATGCGGCTGCGGCCAGTACCGAGCTCACGAACCGCAATATCAGGAGGGGCATAGTGACGACCGTATAGATAATCACGCTCATCAAGAACGCGAGCGAAATGCGGCAGGCCTTCTCCCCTTTCTTCATAATAATCAATAACATGTATCGCTCTCCCGACAATCTGGTAGAACCATATCGCGGTCGCATCTGCGACCCCCAAGTCCCAGGCAGTGTGAACGGGCGTGGCGGGATCATGAGGGACTTCCGTGATCTGTCCATCCGCTTCTATTGCCTGCAGTTCCTTGCCCCAGATGGCTCCAGGGACGTTTGCAACCCATGAGCACTCAAACTCCTGGGCATACGCATCCTCGGACATCATTGTCCTGGCGGCTTCGAGTTCGTCTTCAGGCAGGATTTTCGTGTTTGACGCACCTGCCAGGTAAGCAAACCAGTGATCGGGGCTGTTCACAGCTTCCCGATAGAGCTCATAAAAAGCATTGTGACCACGCGGTGTCCCGATCGCGATCATGTACCCCCTGCGATCCGATAATGCAGGCCTGACAATTTCCGGCAGGACGGGTTCAGGCATGTCGGCATATTCATCCAGCACAATGCCGTCGAAGTATCTGCCCCTGAGCGTCTGATAATTGTCCGCACCCAGCAGCTCGATGCGTGAGCCGTTGGGTAAATCCACCCTGAGCTCCGTCTCGTGGTACTTCGTGCCAGGTATCGGCTTGCAGAACTGCTTCGTGTAGTCCCACATGATCGACTTCGCCTGCTTGTACGTCCCTGTCAGAAACGCATATCGGGCATTCTCACGCTCAGTCGTAATGGCATCGCGTATGAGATGGTTGATGCACATGACGGACTTGCCGGCGCGCCTGTGCAGGACCAGGCACGACCAGCGCTTCTTCGATATTTCCTGATGCAGATATGCCTGCAGCTCCCTGGGCGCGTAGGGAATCTCTATTTCAGTCATTGCCCCTCATCCTCGGAATGCGGACCTGGACAGGGACAATCTGCGTAATGCTCTTCGCAGTGAGGACAGACCGGCTCACCACACATCGCACAGGGCGCGCAATCTGAAGCGAATACGACAGGGCGCGCGAAATCTATCTCAGTCACGATTTTTCGATCAGTTTCCTTATCCGCGCCTCAATAACAGGCAACAGGCGTATGGCCGAGAAACCAATC